ACACGGAACCTATACGTAGATCCTATCTTTATATAGGTGTCTTCTGGTATGTGCTTTTGTCTCACCCACGCACGTACCGTAGATATGCTAACTGAAAAGTGTTTAGCTATATCCTCTATGGGTACAAATGATTCACTCATTTCTTTGCCTTCCTTACTGTAATTACTTGTTCCTGATCTATCTTTAAACTAGGAGGAACATCTTCTGGGTTCTCTTCTAAGAACTGCCTCATGTTAGTCTGGTTCAAACGTTTATCAAAAAGTTCGGGGATGTTATGCTCTCTAATAAAATCATACATCAAATCCCAATCCTCACAATAATAACGTGTCTTAGTAGACCTAAAGAACAATCCTTCTGAAGTTCTTACGCTCTCTGTATTGTGTCTGTCACAATGGTCAAGCAACGCTCTCTTTATACTATCCTGTTGTCGTATCAGCTTAGTATCTGTTTCTTTGAACTGTGCTGACAGGGCTGACCGTTCTGCACGTATCTTAATGTACGCTTTAGTCAATCTATCAGGAGTTATTTCTTTACTCATAATACCCTCCTTTTCGTATTGAGATCTTACATATAGTATCTATCAATACACTAGTCAAGTATTTCTTTGTATAAATTAATTAAATCTGCGTGTACGTTGATTCTTTTATCTAACAACCTGTAAACGTGTTTTTCAGCGGCAGACCCTTGTAACTGTATTACTGTAGATTTATGTTTCTGTCCTGATCTATGTACCCGTGCGTTAGCTTGGTCGTAGGTTTCTAATGAACTTGTTGGTCCCCACCATACTATAGTGTTAGCTGCTGTTAACGTAACACCATGTGCTGCTGCTTGCGGTTGTATTACCAATACGCGTGGGTCTTTAGTCGTTTGGAAAGTTCTAAATATTTCTGTTCGTTTAGGCGCAGATACACTACCCTGAATGACCTCAGTAGTTATACCATCAGCCCGTAGTTTTTCTGTCAATATGTTTATAGCGTGTTTAAAGGGTACAAACACTAATATTTTCTGGCTTGATTCATCAATAACTTCACGTAAAACTTTATATCTATTTTTAATGTCAAACTCTAACACATCCCCTGCGTCAGTATACACTGCTCCAGATGATATTTGTAGTAGCTTACTAAGACTGACCGCCGCGTTCATAGCTGTAACTTCTGCGCCTGTAACTTCCATAACCATTTTGTTTTTAATTTGCAGGTAATATTTCTTTTGTTGGTTTGTTAACTCTACTTCACGTTTGGCGTACACCATTGGTGGTAGGTCAAGACATTCTTCTTTTGTAAAACGTATGGCAGGTTGTAACGAATTAAATACAATCTCTGTAGCCGCAGGTTTGATTACCCATCTAAATTGCGATACTCTACTCATAACTTGATCTTTAAACGATCCAAAGAACCTTGGAACTAGATTTTTATTTACCATTTTTGCAAGGCCATAAGCATCTACAGGGCTTTGTGCGGCAGGAGTACCCGTCATCATCCACAACCACGTATCATCTGTTAACAACTTATTTAATGTTTTCCATCGGGTTGTTTGGGCATTTTTATAATGAGTGGCTTCGTCAACAATGATTAAGTCAAACCCACCTTTCTTTATCTCATCTGCTACAATAGCCACACCATCATAGTTTATTATTACGTAATCTGAACCTTCTTTGATTATCTTCTTACGTTTCTCTGCTGGGCCATACGCTACAGATACAGTTCTATGTGTAGCAAACGTAAACAAGTCATCACGCCATGCGCTATCCATGATAGAAAGTGGGCAGATCACCAACACCCTACGTATTTTACCTTGATTCATTAGGAAGTCAGATGCCCATATAGCACTAGCTGTCTTACCTGTACCCTGCTCGTTAAAACAAAACGATCTTTTATTCATAGTAAAGAAGGCGGCTGTAGATTTCTGGTGTTCAAATGGTTTATATCTGCCTGTCCATTTATACCTTCCTTCAATAGGTGAAGGGACTTTTATGTTTAGTTTCTTGAGGCTCAGTGCTTCTTCAAGTCCCCAGTTAACTAGTACCTTGTTATCAGGTAATTCACGGCTTTTAGGTATTGCGCTTGTTACCTTGTTAGGTTCACGTAATTTAAGTAATACCGCTTTGTTGTTAATGATGTCCAAACTACTCGCTCCATGTTACGTCTTCTTTGTATGACCGTTTCTAGCACGGTTCTTTGAAGGACTTTCTAATCGTGTCCCGTCTTTATTTCTGCCACCCTTACTTAACATCTTTGTGTGACTAATATCTTTACCTTTACGGTTAATACCTTTCTTATCGTATTCACGTCTAGCACGTTGTCGCTCCATACGAAGTTCATGTTCACCACGTTCTTTTTGTTTCTGGTACTCATGCTTGTAAGGTCTGGGTGATTTTGTATAAGCCATCAGTTGCTCCCATTGTATACGCACTCTAATACAGCGCAGTGTCTTTTACATAAACCGCTAGGATGTGCGTTCCAAGTATCTGTCTCGTAAGCCACTTCCATACGTTTAAACTTAGATAACCATTTATCCCACAAAGAATCTATCATGTCATCAGTATATTTATGCTTTATAAACTTTTTAGCTTTAGTAAAAATCAATGCGGCATTGATGGATTTTATCTCAGGGAAGAATTTAAACGTAGCCAAGGCCATGAGTTCTAACTGCCCTTTGTCTGCATACTTAGCAGACTTGCCTGTTTTATAGTCCACGATCCACGCAGTGCTACCGTCTGTAATCACAAGATCAGCTATACCACGCCACCAAACGTCTTTAGCCCTAAATTTACAAGGCTCTAAGTCTACGGTCAAACCCATCTTTATTTCTGTAGTCTTGTTACCACGTCTTCTGTTAAGAGCCTCCAGGACATCCTTCATGTAGGCAAACTTAGCAGGCACTGGCTTCCCATCGCGTATGTATTCTTCAGCCACAAGATGAGCTTCTGTCCCATAACGCATGGCATCAGTCTCACCCTCAGTATAATCCTTGGCTATCTTCATGTGGTAAAACTGTTTAGGACACTGCTCGAAAGATTTCAGCCTACTAAATGACCACGGTGCTACACTCATTTACACTTTTTCTTTTATATGTAAAAATTTTATACTTGGCTTATCTTTACGTAACGAATGGTATTCCAGTTGCGCTTTCGCTGAATTTATCATTTTACCTGCTAAGTTCGCCATTTCTGACGCATCTTTAGATTGCACTGTTCCCTCTTTAAGTCCCATAAAAACTCTGGAAAGTTCTTCTCTTAATTCTACAACATTTCTCATACTCTATTCTCCTTTATAAGTTTTTTTAGTTTCATTAGTTCTTGGTAGGTCTTAACAAGTTCTTGTGGGAACTCTGACCCTTTTATAGAGGATCGCGCCCCTAAATTAGATCGTGCGTACCGTTCGTTTATAGTAGCCACATCACGTCTACTCCGTAGTATCGCCTTCTGCCTTTCTAATTCTACTTTATCAGGGTTGTTTTCTACCCAACGTTTCCTAGTAATTTTGTGTTTACCTGAAGCTCTGTATTTCTCCCCCCTTAATTTGTCTTCTAACTTATTTTTTTCATAGTTATTCTCTACCCAAGCCCTAGACAACTGCCTTATACGCTCACCATTTTTTATTCGCTTCTGTTTCCTCAACACAGTGTTGCAAGGAAGACAATTTGTCCCGATCCCCTCTTGACTTGACTCAGACTTATAAAAATTATCGTATGTTTTGTATTTAGAACACGTAGGACAGCGTTTATATTTAACTTCCGCGATTGATTTAAATACAAGGGATAAGTCTTTAGGACGCTCCACACCATGAACCCTAAAATATTCTTTTTCCCTACGACACGGTTTACAGAGGGTATCAACCCCATTAGGTCTATCTGCCCTTTTCTTCATTTGGCTTAGAGGTTTGTGTTTTAAACATACACGACACCTTTCAGTTGTTCCCCCACTCATTTAAACCCTCGTTCAAAATTCTTGTTGTACGCACAAGCAATTACATCATGCTCTACTGTCCCAACCAAATGTAGGCACATGTTTCCATCGTTGTCACAAGAATGAATTTCTTCAGTATGTATGTATATAGGACAACTTTCTTTTGTTTTAGGTGACATACCTACCAACTTATTACCTACACGCTTATTTTTTACAGGTACAAAAGAAAACCTACGTACTGCTTCCATTAGTACATCGTGGTCAGTTGCTTTAGATATTATATTAGTAGCAAGTTTAGTACCTTTCACTATTGTTTTTCCTGTAGAACTCATTCGCAATCTCCATATGTTTTACCTGTTCCTGACTCACAATTAATCGGTAAGCCTTTTGCCCAATCGGGTGTCCAACGCATACATTCTTCAATGTACTTCTGCGCTTCTTCTACTTCTGCGTCTGGTACACAGCACACAACCGAATCATGTACTGTTAATACGACACGGTATCTCTTAGCTATGTTTAACATTTGTTCGCCAATTATACAACGTGCTATGGCTTGGCAGACATTCTCTATTACCTTACCACCATATATTCTTGTGCGGCCACGCCTTGTTTTGTAGTCAAACTCTACACCCTTGTCGGTAGTCTGAAACTGTAAATCTCCGTAACCTAACTTCAACCCAGAGGGTAGTAATATCACCCCATCTGTAACTGTTAGTACACCATCTAATCCAAACTGAGTGTCATCACCATTCGAAAAGTCTGTCAAATACCTTTGAGCATCTCTCCATAACTTGTTTATTTTCCAATTAGCTTCACGGTATATGTTTATGACGCGCCGTGCTTCTGCTAGCTCTATGTCAGAGC